AAACTCGCTGGTAATGATGGTGGTGTTCATAGACGTATTGAAGTTGTAGATTTTATCTCTAAATTTACAGATAATCCTAGACCATCTGTAAATAACCCTCACCAATACCACGCTGATTTAGAACTTGGTACCAAATTAAAAAAATGGAACATCCTATTTATGATCAAATTATTAGATTATTATAAAATATATGATAAAGAAGGAACCAGAGCACCTTCTTCAGTCACTGAAGCCACCAAAATATATATTACTGAAAATGATGTCATGCAAAAATGGATATCTAATGCTTTAGAAGAATCAGATAACCCTACTCCATTTGATGATTTACTAGATAACCTTAAATCTTGGTGTGAAGATGAAGGATACGACTTTAGAAAAATTCAAAAACAAGAAGTTAAAAAAGTACTAATTAAAGAACATGAAAAAACAACATACGGATCTCCTATCTTCGGTAAAGTATTAGCAGATAATGCCCCAAATGGTACCAGCAGAAATCCTAAATTTAATTTTAAGAATATTGAAGATTAGTAAAATGTTCTTTAGTTATATTATACCCTAAATCTAACATTATTTTTTTTTGTTCTTTGGATATATTAAAATCAGTTACACCAATACATAATTTTTCCACATTTATTAAAATTGTTCTATTATTATCATATTTTAATAATATATTTGGATCATACATTTCCCACCCTTTTATTATAAAATCAAATACATTATTTATTTCATAATTATCCTCAGTCTTTACTAAATTTATACATAAATATTTATCAGATTCATTTTCTTCTATAGGACAATTACCACATAATCCTCCATCTAAATATAAATATCCTTTATATTTAACCGGTTTAAATAATAAAGGAATGCATGTAGTCATCTGTATTAATTTTAATATATTCATTTTAGGATTATTAATATGATCTATATATTCTACTTTCTGCTTCGATACATTTATAGCCTTCACCACTATATGAATACCACTTATCTTATATAATTTTAATAATGACATATTATCAATATTATATTTCTCTTTCAATACTTTTTTTACATAAATATGGTTTTTATTATAATTTATAAATCCATAATTATCTATTAAACTCTTTAATGATAAATCATTAATATTCAACATTTCATTAAAATCAAAATTAAATATTTCTTCTTTAATATATTCATAATCATATTTTAATAATATTACTGTTACCATAAATAAATAACTTGAAGAAACACAATATATTTTTTTAATATTATTTAACTCTTTATCTATTATTCTTTCTTCAATCAAATAATTTAGAAAGCCTAAAAAAATAATCGCTTTTGATGATGCCCCTGAAAATATTAAAGTATCAATTTCCATATTATTTTATTAATTATATATTATGAGTTCTTTAAACATAAATTCACTATTTGAAGAACAAGATAAAAAAGTACTTAATAGATTGAAAATGTTTGATGATATTTTAATACAAATACATAATAAAATCAAATTAAATTCACAAAATAAAACATTTTTCTGCACTCATGAAATACCTGAATTCTTAATAGGTAAACCATTATATAAAATAGAAGATTTAAGAAAATATTTAATAGATTCTTTAAAAAGAGATAAATTCGATGTATTATACATACACCCTAATTTATTATTCATCTCATGGGAAAGATTGAAAAATAATAAAAGAAATGCTACTAAACCACAAACCACTAATACCAATAACAATTTTAAAAAAGTAGATGACTATAATCCTACTGGAAATTTATTATATAATGATAATATATTATCTAACATCGATAAAAAATTTAATTAATAAGAATTCTTTCCCATCTTGAAAATATAATCTACTAATAATAATACAAAAATACACGTCATTAAATATACTATAATATCATTAATATCTTTAGAATTATTATCATTTGAAAACCCTTCTAAAACATTAAATTGTTGATTATTAATATTATTAAATCTTTCTTCTATATATTTTTTATATTCTTCAACTTCTTTTTCTAAATGTTTTGTATAATCTTTTAATTCTTTAAATTGTTGATCTAGAATATCTTTGCCTGTGGGGATATTACCTGTAGGAATATTTTGATCACTCACATTTTTAACAGGAGATACTTCAGGTATTTTTAATTCTGTTGAGCTATTACTTACAATATCATTATTACTTACAATATCATTAGAAGAACTATTAGAACCTTGATCAAAACATTGAGAAAGTAAAGCAACCATTTAATATATATATATATATTTTTTTATTTATAAAATATATATATATATATGTATTTATTTGATTATTTAACAAATAATTATTTATTCTTAAGTGGGACGTTTTTACTTAATATGTTTGGGGGCAGAATGTTATTTCAAGACATACAACCACATATTAATAATCAATTTTATTTAAAACATTTATTCATATTTTGTTTATTTTTCATCGCTACAAAAGATATTAATTTATCATTAATTTTAATAGTTATGTATATATTTTTTATGTCATTTTTAAATGATTTTAAATCAAATGTAAAAAATTCAAATACTGAAAACAATATAAAAGAAAAATTAGATGCAGCAACTCAAATGTTAGAAGATATTAAACTAAATATGTAATTTATTCTATAAATTTAAAGTTATACCTTTAGTGGAATTCCTATCACTATCACCACTCATTATAGATAAATTATCTAAATCAGGCATTGAATTGGGTTGTAAATTTAAATTCCTTATTACTTCATCTATATCTCCTACAGGTCCATCCATATCTGGTCTTTGATTTGATTGTGACGGTTGTTCTTGGTTCATCATATTAGGCATAGATGATTGTTGTTGTTGTTGTTGACCCATGCCTGGTTGTGCCATAGAACCAACAGCTGCCTTGGCAAATTGTTTCATTAAATCGGGATTCGTCTTCATTATATCATTCATATTAGGTATAGATGATTTAAACATTGTATTTGACAAATGAAACATAAATGCCGATCCCCCTAACATCATAACTAATTTAAGTTCTGGTGCAACTTCACCACCTCCCCCGTATTTTTCATATAATTGTTCAAATACTTCATCAAAATCCTCTACACTTTCATTTACTGACTCGGACCATCCATCTAATTTAACATCAAATGGATCAAACTTACTATTTAGAAACTCTGCCCCGGACACCGCTGCCATCAATATTTTTCTTTGAAATTTTACTGAATTTGATGTATCTCTTTGTTTTTTTAATTTAATATATTCATTTCTCATTTCATCTAAATTAGAATTCATATTATAATTTGTCGATGTTCTAGTCCCTTGATTCTGTAATTTACTAAATTTATATAATAAATCTATCTTCTCATTTTTTATTTCCGTTTGAGATAATACATGGACAGGTTTATATTCATCTGGAACTATATTATTCATTATAGGGTCATTCATTGGACTGGGTACCCTTTTATCATCTGCTTGTTCATCTTTAAAAAATGAATGACTATCTGATATATCTGTTTTTACAGATTTTACATCATCAGACATATTTGATTTAGGAGAACTATTCCCACCAATCAATAAATCAATACCTATAGAATCAGTATTACTACTTATATTAGTATTTATGTTTTTAAAATCATCATCTAAATTAATATCTAGTTTCTCCATATATATTGTAATTAAAAATATTATTATATTTAATACGCATACTTTTAAATATTTAATATTCTAATATTTCAAACATTAAATATATCCCCTACGTTTTGTGGTAAATCCTCAATATTTACTTTATAATGTTCCTCTATTTCAGATAATTTACCTTGATCACGAGGTCCTACTAAATTTATTGCAACACCCTTTCTACCATATCTCCCTGATCTACCTATTCTATGAATATATGTTTCCTTTGACCTAGGCAAATCAAAATTAATTACTAAATTTAACTGTTGGACATCAATACCTCTCGCTAGTAAATCTGTTGACAATAATAATCGAGTTTTACCATTTTTAAAATCTAATATTTTACACTCACGTTCTTCTTTAGTAATTTCTCCATGAATATAATCTACTGGATAATTATTTTTAATTAATTCTGTATAAATATTCATTAATTTATCTTTATAATTTACATAAATAATACATTGTGCTATATTTAATAAATTATATAAATCTAATAATGTATCATATTTCCATTCTTCATTTATAAGTACTTTAAATTGTTTAATACCTTCTAAACTTACATTTTTATTCTCAACTATAATAGATTCAGGATTATTTAGAAATTTATTACTCAAGTCAAGTGTCTCTTCCGTCTTTGTAGCACTAAATAAACATATTTGACAATCTTTAGAAATATACTTAATTATATTATAAATTGTATCTCTAAATCCATCTGATAACATTTCATCTGCTTCATCAATTACCAATAATTTTATATTTTGTGTATATAAATATCTCCTATTTATCATGTCTGCTACTCTGCCAGGAGTCCCTATAATAATTTCAGGTTCTTTCTCTAAATTTCTCTTACATTCATCTAAACTTGTTTTCCCTACAACCTTCATAATATTTACATCCATATATTGACTAAGCGCTTCCATTACGTCATAATTTTGATTAACTAACTCATATGTCGGATTCAAAATCAATATTTGTGTTTTTTTTAAATCTTCATTTAATAAATTTAGGGAACCAATCGTAAACGCCCCCGTTTTACCCGTACCAGACTGAGCTTGAGCATATAAATCTTTCTTAGAATTTAATATCGGCAACGCTTTACATTGAATATCAGATGGATTCTCAAACCCATATGAGTATATACCTCTTAATAATTTTTCTTTTAAATCAAAATCGTCAAATGTTGTCATCTCCTTATATATATTTATTATTAAATTATCTTTAATATATATATTATTATTGGATATTTAACATTTTTTTTATACCTTCTATATCAGAACCATTAAAAGTATTTATACAGTTTTTATCTTTCATTAAACAAAATGAAGGCATTGACTTTATTTTAAATATTTTTAGAATCTCTGCATTGTCCTCTTCATCTACATCTAATTTATATATTTTAACTAAATCTTTATTTAATTTTTCATATAATTCCTCTAATTCAGGATATATTCTTTTACACGGTCCGCACCAACCAGCTGTAAAAAATAATAATACATATTGTTCACAATTTAAACATTTATTTAAATTTTCTAACCCTGATATATACTCCATATTTATATTATTACATTTTTTATTTAATTAATTAACTTATATAATTAATTCTGCCCTAATTGGATGTCTATTTGACAGATATCTCAATTTATATACTAAATTTCTCTGTAAACCTACCAATGTCAAACCTAATATTAAATCTATTATTTTTATATATGTTTCATTTAATTTAAAAAATTTTATATATTTTCTCACTATGTAAAAATGAAATAAATATATTAATACTCCTACTAATATTATATGGACTAATATTATAATAAATATTTCTAAATCGGTTGATTCTTCTATTTTATGATCAAGGTAAAATACATGATCAACCATAGGAGCAAATACTAACAAAAATGATATAACTATTATCAATAAAAAAAATACTGGCAACATATTAAAAACCATATATATAATATTAAATATTTTTTTTAATCTGACTCATAATCACTATATGAACTATCCGAACAATTTTCTAATGCCTCCACACGCTTATCTTCTTCTAACATTTCATTATGATATTCTAATCTTTCTATATCCCACGGTGAAATTTCAATTTTGAACTTCTCCACCTTTTTATTATCAGTAATCGGTTGAGGATATTTATTAAAATCATCTACGTTTACTAAATTATCCCAATAATTCTTCCCATATGTTTCGTGCATATTTTTACTACACAAATATGAACATATATATTTGTTTTCATCTTCAATATTTAAATTTATAAAATATTTCGGTGTACATTTTGAACACTTATCACATTCATATAGAACCTTTTCATTTTCCATTACTTTCCCAACTAACTTATCAGAGAAAGATGCCTGGTTCATTTTATTATTATTCAACTTTATACTATTATTCAACTTTATACTATTACTCAACTTTATACTATTAAACTTTTCAAATTTCAAATTTCAAATTTATTAAATCTATTCATTTCATTCTTATAATTATCATTGTATTTATCTGTTTGAGTATATATTAATTTAAGAATTGTTCTATATCCTTTCTTAACAGGAGAAACACAATGTGTATTTTCTTGTGCTTTAACTATTATTAATGAATTAGGTTTTGTATATAATTTATTATTCCATCCCAAATATGAATACCAATTAGTATAACTATCTGATTCATTCTCTATTGTATATACCATTTCATATTGTGGTTCTTGATATAATTGAGTATCTTTATGACATTTCATACCAGAAGATCCCTTCGGATATACTCTGAACTCTATTGGAAAATTAGATTTCTTTATATCATTATTTATTAGTTTTTTCATCTTATTTATATTTGTTTCCGAATAAAATATATCACTTATATTTTTATCCGATATAGGTGAAACTAATCTGAAATTCTCAGACTTTAAATTTTTAATACCTCTTGTATAATTTTTTATATAATTATATTCATCATCACCTAAAAAATTCTCAATATAATACACTTCATCCCGTTTAAATAAAAAAAAATATAATATAAATAGTACTAATAATACAATCAATATTATATTTAAGAACATATATACTATAATATAAATATTTGTAAATTTGATTATTATACACAAACTAATTTATGACGACAATGATGATTTCAAAGCAAGATATTATTGAATACATTAATAATAATTACCCGGACATTCATTTAGAACTCAATTCATTCAAAAATAATATCATAGATGAATTATTAAATATATTTAACATTATTTCTATCAATCAAAACGATTTCCAATTAAAATCACAAAGATATTTTATAGAAACTGTTGTTGATGAATTATCAGAAAAATATAAAATATTTTATGAAAGACAATATAAATTAAATGAATTATTGAAATTAAAATTACCTGAACAAAGGTCTCCAGAATGGTACCTATTAAGACAAAATATTTTAACTGCCAGTTCATTTGCTGCTGCTATGGATAAATGCCATTTTAGATCTAGAGATGAATTAATATATAGTAAAATTATCCCAGAACCATATGAAAGTAATCCTATTACAGAATGGGGTGTAAAATATGAAGAAATTGCCACATTATTTTATCAATCAATCACTGGAACAGTTATTAAAGAATTTGGTATGATTCCACATCCCACTTTCCCTATTTTCGGTGCCTCGCCTGATGGAATTTGTGACGATACTGGGCCTATGGAATTCTGCTCGAGAATGTTAGAAATTAAATGCCCTCCCAAAAGAAAATTCACTAAAAGTGTCCCACCACATTACATGATGCAAATGCAAGGACAACTAGAGGTTTGTGATCTTGATGAATGTGATTTCTTACAAGTTAAACTTGAAGAATATGATACATTATTAGATTATAAAAATGACATATTTGATAGTTCTGAACCATACAAATCTATTAATGAAGAATATGATAATATTATTAACGGTAAAACTAAAGAAAATTTACCCAAAGGTGTCACTATCAGCTATGTAAAAGAAGGAGACGCTTCTCATAATTTGAGCTATTTATATCCTAAATTATATCAAACTCATGAACAATATCTAGAGTGGATCGATGAATATATTAAAAAAGGATATAATATTGTTGAAACAAAATGGTGGAAAATTACAAGATATGAATTATCATTAGTTCATAGAGATAAATTATGGTGGAATGATCATATTGAACACATCATTAAATTTTATAATGACTATATTGAATATAAAAGTAATCCTGATAAATTAAATGAACTAAAAGCACAAATTAACAATAAAAAGAAAAAGAAAAAGAATGAAATATTTATACCTGCCAAATTACCACCTTGTGCATTCATTGAATAAATTTGAAATTATCATTTAACTTTATTCACATTTCAATCAACGTACTGTTTAAAGAACAAACATACGAAACAAAACACTTAAAACACTTAAAACTTCAATCAAAACACTTCATAAGTATGACTTCTGCTGAATTTCTCAAGCATCTTACTACATTCATTTCAGATATGGACGAGACTGAACATCAAGAACTTGTTGATACATGGATGGGTGATGAGAAAGTCAAGCGGTTTCTCCATATTGATGATGCATCAGATACCGAAGATACTCCAGTTATTCCTTCAAAAATCGAAGAAATTTCAGATACTCCTCCCAAGAAAGTATCGAAACCCAAAAAGAAGACCCCTCCCACAGATTCTTCTAAGAAATTCGATCCCCTGAAGTTCCTCAAGGAAAATCCTGATACTCTCATTGAGTGTCAACAGGAAAATCCTAAGAAACTAAAATCAGCAGCATATGACTTCTATGAAGGGTATAAAAATGCTACTAATCTTGAGGAGTTTCTTGAAACGGCACAGAATAAACATCTTCGGTATGACTTTCAGATGGGATTTCTTCATATTCTTGACGAGCGCGTAACTAATATTGAACCAAAAAAGAAGAAGACACCTTCAGAGAAGAAATCACCTGCCAAGAAGAAGACTCCTGTAAAGAAGGTACCTGCCAAGAAGAAGACACCTGTCAAGAAGAAGGTTCCTATCAAGGAGGTAGTATCCGAAGAAGAAGAAGAACAGACAATTGACAAAAAAGAAGAAGAAGTATCTGAAGAAGAACAGACAATTGACAAAAAAGAAGACGAAGAAGAAACCCTAGATAATTTCGCCTTCATATCATCTACAACATCTGAATCTGATGTTGAAGATGATGATGATGATTGGCCTTCAAAAGTAATTGATGGTGTCGAATATTTCTGGAATGAATCAGATTCCCTACTAATTGACAAGACATCTGCTGAACATATCGGATATCTTGATGACGATGGAACAATCGATTACACAGGAAATGGCGAAGATATCCATGAAAAGAATAAAACCAAATAAATATTAAAAACATAAAAATAAAAAAAATAAAAAAGAATAAAAAACAAAAAAAAGAAAAGTAAAAAAATAATAAAACACAAAAAAATAATAACTTTTTTTTAAATTTATTATAACTTTAAAATATATTATGTGCATAACAATTTATAATCTTCAAATGCCGTTTGATATCCA